TCCGCAGTTACTACAGCGGATTCCGAGCCGACAAGTTCAAGGAGTTTCTTGAGCAGCCGAAGGAGGAACGGCCGCCGGAAGAAGCGCATATTTCGTGGATCGAGTTCAAAGAGCAGCATTCTCTCTTCAATGATATTTGCAGGGACTGTCCGGCACAGTACGCGACTGAAGAAGGCACTCCTATGCAAAAATGGGAGAATGTCAGAAGTAAGTTGTCAGAGCTGGACACTTCGAGACTTCACTATGTGAAGGTTCCAGAGAATCACATTGTCATCGACTTTGATATTAAAGGACCTGATGGCAAGAAAAGCTTCGAGTTGAATCTGGAGGCTGCATCAAAGTGGCCGAAAACGTACGCGGAACTCAGTAAATCTGGTGCGGGCATCCACCTGCATTATATTTACAGCGGGGACGCAACGAAGCTCAGCAGAGTCTACGATGAAAACATCGAGATAAAGGTGTTCACTGGAAATTCTTCTCTTAGAAGAAAGTTATCGAAGTGCAATGATATTTCCGTAGCGTCTATCAGTAGTGGCTTGCCATTGAAGGGAGAAAAAATGGTTGACACGAAGCAGATCCAGAATGAGAAGCATCTTCGCATTCTGATTAAGAAAGCACTGGCCAAAGAGATCAGTCCCTACACAAAACCGAGTGTAGACTTCATCGCTCACATTATGGATGAGGCGTACGAGGGAAATGTCCCGTACGATGTCGATGACATGCGCAATTCGATTCTGGCTTTCGCTGCAAACAGCACGAATCAGGCTGAAGCATGTTTGAAAGCAGTATCGAAGATGCATTTCAAATCGAAGGAAGAGGTGAAAGACTCTCGGGCCGGCGAGAATGAGACCCCTATCGTATTCTTCGACTGTGAGGTGTTCCCGAACCTTTTCCTCGTGAACTGGAAGTTTGCCAAAAATGACCTCATTCACAGGATGATCAACCCCAGCCCGGAAGAAATTGAAGCCCTTACGAAATATCGGCTTATTGGTTTCAACAACCGGAAGTACGATAACCACATTCTCTGGGGGAGGATGATCGGCATGTCGAATGAGCAGCTCTATGCGCTTTCGAACCGCATCATCAACGAACATACCGGTTTCTTCGGCGAGGCGTACAATCTGTCCTACACTGATATTTACGACTTCTCGTCCAAAAAGCAGAGTCTGAAGAAGTTCGAGATCGAGCTGGGTATTCATCATCAGGAACTTGGCTTACCGTGGGACCAGCCGGTGCCGGAAAGCCTCTGGGATAAGGTCGCTGAGTATTGTGACAATGATGTCATTGCCACGGAAGCCGTCTTCTATTCCAAGAAGCGGCAGGCAGACTTCGTTGCTCGTGAGATTCTGGCAGACCTTGCCGGGATGACGGTCAATGACACGACCAACACGTTGACTACTCGCGTCATCTTTGGAAAAGAGAAGCACCCGAAGCTTGTCTATACTGACCTTGCAACGGGCGAACAGGACACTTTGACTGAGGTTGAGCCTGATATTCTGGTCGGGAAGAACATCATCAATGCTTTCCCGGGTTACGAGTGGGTCAAGGGCGAGGATGGTCGGATGCACAATATGTTCCGTGGCACGGATTTGGGCATGGGCGGCTATGTCTATGCAGAGCCGAACATGTACTATAATGTGGCGCTTCTGGACGTGGCGTCGCTGCACCCGCATTCCGCCGTTGCAATGAACTACTTTGGCGAATACACCAAGCATTTCAATGACCTGATGGAGGTTCGAATCCATGTTAAGCATGGCGAGTACGATAAGGCCAAGGAACTCTTTGGCGGAAAGCTGTCCAAGTATCTGGACGACCCTGCGCAGGCGAAAGCTTTGGCGCAGGCACTGAAAATCGCCATTAACTCTGTCTACGGCCTGACCAGCGCGACCTTCGACAATCCTTTCCGGAACCCCAAGAACGCCAACAACATTGTGGCGCTTCGAGGGGCTTTATTTATGCGTACTTTGCAGGATGAGGTACAGCAGCGTGGGTTCACGGTCGCCCACATCAAGACCGATTCCATCAAGATCCCCGGTGCAACGCCGGAGATTATTGACTTCTGCATGAAGTTTGCGGAGAAGTATGGATATACCTTTGAGCATGAGGCTACTTACGAGAAGATGTGCCTCGTGAACAATGCGGTTTATATCGCAAAGTACATGGATGCGACGGACTGCAAGGCGCAATATGGATACGTTCCTGAGGATAACGAGAAGGAAGGCGGTAAGTGGACGGCAACCGGAACCCAGTTCCAGATCCCGTATGTCTTTAAGACATTGTTTTCCAAAGACCCGATCCAGTTCGAGGACCTTTGCGAGACGAAGAGTGTCTCCAAAGGTGCCATCTACCTCGATAAAAATGAGGGACTGGCGGAAGGTGAGCACAATTATATTTTCGTTGGCCGCGTCGGTCAGTTCTGTCCCATCGTCAAAGGAGCTGGCGGCGCGCTGCTTCTGCGGGAATCGGGCGTTGACGATGCAGGCAATCGGAAATATGCATCTGTGACGGGCGCAAAAGATTACCGGTGGCTCGAAAGCGAGATGGTTTATCAGCTTCATATGGAGGAGTCCATTGACAAGGAATACTTCAATAAAGAAGTTGATGATGCCGTCAAGGAAATCGCCAAATATGGTGATTTTGAGTGGTTTGTTGCGGATGATTCGGGTGAACCGCCTTGGCAGAAGCCTGATATTCCGTGGGACGATGTGCAGGACGAAGCTGCACAGAATTTTAATGTAAGATAAGGAGATTGATATTTTATGGCAAACAAGCTGTATGATTCCAAAGGACAACTGATTGGCTATATCGCAACCGTCACCTTCGATAAGAATCTGTCCGACGGCCTGACGAGGGTGGTTCTTCATACTGGCCACGAACTCACATTTCGCCCGGGCGATCTGATCGCTGATCGGGGCGGTAATTGGCGTATTCGCTATGGAGGGCTCAATTCGGGTAAGAAGAGCACTTCTGCTACGAACACCGCTGCTATCAAGGATGCTATCTTTGCTCCTCCGGCCACGATCGTTTACTGGTCGGATGGTTCCAAGACCGTTGTGAAGTGCAGCGAGAAGGATGTTTTCGACCCGGAGAAGGGGCTGGCCATGGCAGTTGCAAAGCGTTGCGGCGGCAACAATGGCAGCTATTACAAGGAGATCCGGAATTGGGTAGAGAAGAGCGGGAAGAAGTATCCCGGGAAGCCCTATACGGAAAGCTCTTCTGTCGAGAATGATGCGCTCAAGAAGTACATCGCTCAGGCAAAGAAGAGCTACGAAGCAGCTTTGGAGGCGGCAGCAAAGGGCAATCCTGCGAATTTTCTGTCTACGATGGGCCAAGTGTCGGCCGCGCTTTCCATGCTGGAACTCGAAATCAACAAGTAAAAGGAGACTGATATTTATGTACACCAAGCGCCAGAAAGTCAATATTGACGACACCCGTTTCATCTTTACCACCAACTTCTCCGGCGACCCGAGCCGTGACCGCTTTGGCTCCAGCACTCGGCGTGTCAACGTGGTGATCCCGACTCAGGAACTGGCTGACCAGCTTTCCGCTATGGGCGTCAATGTCAAGCAGACTCACCCGAACCCTGAGCGCACCTACGATGAGCCCTATGTGCCCACCCTGTACGTGCCGGTCAATGTCAACATGGGTTCCAAGTGGCCGCCTCGGGTTTACTGGGTCACAACTGCTGGCAAGCGGCTGCTCTGCAATGCGGATACTGTTGGCCAGCTCGACTTCATCCGGGTCAAGAACGTCTGTGTGCAGGCAAACCTGGTGGAGAAGCGTAATTTCCCCGGTGAGTACAGCCTTTATGCGGATGTCATGTACGTCGAACAGGACGCCGATGCTGATCCGTATGCCGAGCGTTACGCTAAGTATGATATGCCCGCTGTCGAGCCCACCGAAGGGCCTGACCTGCCGTTCTAAGAAGGAGGAATGAAATGAAAAAGCTGTTTATTAGCTGCCCGATGAAAGACCGTACCGAAGCCCAGATCCGTGGGACCATGATGCAGATGCACAACATTGCCGAGGCTGTCTTCGGCGAAGAGCTGGAAGTTATCCAGACCTATATTCCTGATCCTCCGAGTGGCATGAACCAGGCACTCTGGTGTCTCGGCGAAAGCATTAAGATGCTGTCTGAGGCAGATTACTTCATCGGCGTGTACGATGAAGCGAAGGCATACCGTGGCTGTGCGATCGAGAACCAGGTCGCAAAGGCTTATGGCATTCCCAGTTACACCATCAACCTGAGTTACGTGGCCCATGACGTTGTCGAAGCACGGGCAAAAGAGGCTCGTAAGTATAGCTGCTTCGGCTACTGATCTATGATATTTCGAGTGCCGGGGTTGGTCTCTGGTTGAATGCACCAGTCCTATGAGTGCCCACGTCGCAAATGGCGTTCTCAGCAGGGGACAGCTCGATTGATATTTATGAATGATTTGGAGGTTTATGTCATGAAACGAATCAAAGTGCTCCGTATCAAAGCGCATTGCTATCCTGAAATCGTCCGGATTCCGCTCGGTCTGGACTCCTTGCAGAAGGAAGTTGGCGGACCTATTCAGGCGGTATATCCGTGGGATGATGCCGTGGCACTGATCTGCAATGAAGAAGGTAAACTGGATAGCGATGCCGTGGAGCATTATAACCGGGTTCTCGCAACTGAGATTGGTGTGCCTTACGACATCGTTGTAGGGACATTCCTGATCGTTGGGCTTACGGAAGACGATTTCGGATCACTGAGCCCGGAGCTTCTTGAGAAGTATGAGAAGCTGTTCCATGACCCGGAAGAATTTTCCGTTCGGACGGATGCGCATGGAAAGATGTGTCTGGATGTTCATCCTTGCAAACCGGAGGACGGCGCGAAATAATCAGCCTGCACGAAGAGCCGTAGAGAAATCTGTGGCTCTTTTCTTTTGGGATAGTAGCTTAGTCAGGTTCAAAGCAGCCAGCTCATAACTGGTTCATCGCGGGTTCAAATCCTGCCTGTCCCACCAGCGGAAAACACCTATATAAATACATAAAAGGAGGATGAAAAGATAATGGTCACCGTAACCGACAAAGTCTGCATCGCATGCGGCAAGGAATTGAAAAATGTCCCAGTAGCGACTGTCTTTTGCCCGGAATGCAGGAAAAAGCGCAGAAGAGAGCTTCTGGATGAGAAAATCGCGCATGAACGGGCCAAGCGTGCTTCTGAAAAAGCAGAGATGGATGCGCTCAAGCCGAAAGCAAAAAAGAAGTATGAAGGGCCTAGTCTTCAGGAAATCATGCATGAAGCAACGAAGGAGGGACTTCAGTATGTTGCGTATTGCAAAAAGCACGGACTCCACTAAAAAGAAAGAACTCTGGAAAGTTTTCCGTAAAAATCGGAAGGAACTCTTTGCTTATACTGTCCGAGGTGAAGGAGAAGACGAAGAAGAAGCAACGATTTCGCTTCTGGCGTATGAGAACCATTGCCGGAAAAAAGACATACACGTGATGCTGGAAATGAGGTGATCAGGCTGATGGCAGGAGTTACGCTCTATGACTACCAGTTGGATGCAGTAGACCGAATGAAAATCGGATGCATCTTGTGTGGTGGCGTTGGGAGCGGAAAATCAAGGACGAGTTTGGCGTTTTACTACAGACTCTATGGCGGACAAATAAACACAAAAGAATATGCAAGGATGACAGAACCACCGGATCTTTATATCATCACCACGGCTCGAAAACGAGATACTGGCGAATGGGACGAGGAATTGGCTCATTTCTACATAGGGACGGACCCGAAACTTGATATTTACGAGCATACGGTCGTCGTAGACTCGTGGAACAATATTGGGAAGTACGTTGGCGTGAAGAATGCGTTCTTCATATTTGACGAACAGCGTGTTGTTGGACGTGGAAGCTGGGTCAAAGCGTTTCTGAAGATCACAAAGGAAAACGAATGGATCTTGCTTAGTGCCACCCCCGGAGACTGCTGGACGGATTATATTCCGGTCTTCGTTGCCAACGGATTCTTTAGGAATCGGACAGAATTCAACAACCAGCATGTAGTATATAGCCAATACTGCACGAAATATCCTAAAATTGAGCGGTATCTGAACACGCAGCGACTGGTACGGCTGCGGGAACGGATTCTGGTTGACATGGACTTTGAGCGGTCCACAGTATCCCATCATGAGAATATTTTCGTAGACTACGATAAGTCGAAGTATTTGCAAATTTGCAAGAACCGCTGGAATCCTTGGGAGGATAGGCCAATAGAGACTGCCAGCGAGTTTTGCTATATATTGAGGAAGCTTGTCAATTCCGATGAAAGCCGGCAGCAGGAAGTCCTTGATATTTGCATGACACGGCCAAGAGTGATTATATTCTACAATTTCGACTATGAGCTGGATATTCTTCTCGGGTTGAACTACGGCACAGGGGTTGAGGTTGCTCAGTGGAATGGCCATAAGCATCAGCCAATTCCTGATGGCGACAGGTGGATTTATCTCGTGCAGTACAACGCCGGGGCAGAGGGCTGGAACTGCATCAAGACGGACACCATTATATTCTACAGCCAGAACTACTCCTATAAGATTATGGAGCAGGCTGCAGGTCGAATCGACAGACTGAATACGCCATATAAGGATCTCCGGTATTACCACTTAAAGTCCCGAGCAGGAATCGACCTCGCTATTTCAAGGGCGCTGAACTCAAAGAAAGCGTTTAACGAAAGGAAATTTTATGGAGCATGATATTTATGATTCTTTGAGGCGTACTGCGACTACCTGTGAGCAACTTGCAGATGTCTTAAACGCGATCGCGGAATGCTGCGAGAAAGTGACGGCTTATTTTATGGACTTGTTTGAAGAAATCAAGAGTATGTTGAGTAGTCTTGTCAATTCCGATGAAAGCCGGCAGCAGGAAGTCCTTGATATTTGCATGACACGGCCAAGGCAGTCATTAAAGATGATTCTACAGAAGCTGCGTCCTGACTACAAAGACAAGTGCAAAATCCGGTGGCTGGATATTCCCAACAAGGTTATGCAGGGAAGAATCAGGAGGTTCTGCTAATGGGAAATATTTCACGAAAAAGCAAGAAGAAACTTATTCAGAAGATGAAGGCGACGTATCATGAGATTCAACTTATAAAAATCATGTATACCGAAGAAGCGTTGCCTCGCTACAAAGTTTCCACAAAATTGTATTACCGCAACGATGGACGAGATAATTACCCGCATATTGCAATGTTCTTTGGAAAAAAGAACCATCCGCGGGATATTGTTCAGGTTTACCAGCATCATGTGAATCTCATTAAGTAAGAAAGGATTGATGTTTTATGATTAAGGATTCTGGCGACCGCACCGAATTTGAAACCGGTGCCAAGCGCGACATGCACGCCGGGAAGGGCAGGATGGACCTTCTGCCCTGGTATGGCATCATGGAGGTCAGTAAGCACTGTGAGGAAGGTGCCTTGAAGTACGGTGAGCACAATGTGGATAAGGGTATCCCGCTGCATTCGTTGCTGGACAGTGCTTCTCGGCATTTGGCCAAGTACATGATCGGCATGGACGACGAGGACCACCTGCGAGCTGCCTGCTGGAACCTGCTGTGGGCTCTTAACCAGCGCGTGACCCATCCTGAGTTGGATGATAGGTTTGCGGTGAAGATGAAAAGCTCGAACGATGAACCGCTTATCACAGTTGTCTGTAGTTCCTGTGGTATGCATTTTGAAGCGCCGACCGAGTGGTGGGTCCGCAAAAGATCACAGTATACCAATATTCCAGACGGAGTAATGACGACTTGCCCTCATTGTGGGAATGTAACAATCGTTCGGGAGGTAAAATCTGATGAGTGACTGTAGGCTAGAAATTGTTCGCTGTCGGAAATGCGGATGCGCTTTGACAAATGAAGCCGAACATATTTTGCCGAATGTGAATTTCAGGGTCTGTATTATGACCTGTACACTGTCTTTGATTTGCCCCGATTGCGGGGAAGTGGAGATTCTCGAAATGGAGGACTACTTATAATGAGCGACTGGAAACGCGAAGTGGACTATGCAACCTACTGCCCGAAGTGCAAGAGCTTCAAGGTGCTGGAGACGGACGAGCCCTGCAACGAGTGCATGACGGAGTGTGCGCGGGAGGGGACTGCTAAGCCTGTGAAGTTTGAGGAAGCAAAGGTGAAAATTAAATGAGAAATATGTCTAAGAAGACACGAAAACTTATTGATCGAAAGGTCGCCCATAAGTATTTCTGGTTCGATTATTTGGAGGGAAGCATATTCTATCACTCAAACCATGTTTGGCCTGCACGTTTGTGGATTGGTGATGCAGTTGACCATAATGACGATACTCAGTGTTGGATGTATGTGCCAGCTCATAAAGAATATGTGCAGGCAATTCTGATTGTGAAAAAGGGCGCGCCACTTTCTCCTAAAGTTTCCGAATGGATTAACCGTCGCCGAAAAGAATTTGGATGCAAAAAAGGAGGACTTCGTAAAAATTATGTTGCGCAAAATCGTTGATTTCGTCAAGAAGATATTCTGGGCAGAGCCGTGAAGAAATCTGCGGCTCTTTATTTTTACAAGAAGGGAATAAGAAATATGCTTCAGAAAATTATCGCGTTCGTTATCAATTTCCTGACGCTCAGCTCGCCCTGCGGTTGGATGATGGATATTCTCAAGGATACCCGCAAGTATAAATTCTATAACCCTCTGCGGGAGCTGGAAATCGCTGAGAATCACTTCAACTTCTGTGAGCAGGAGTATATGTCGGCGGCTATTTTCGAGCTGTGCGTGGCTGAAAGTAGGGTTAAAACATTGATGGGAGGCGCACTTCTGTGACGTATTATCATCAGATTTATCGTTGCCGCAAATGTGGGAATGAGTTCTGCCCGGTGACGGTACATACCGAGACTGTCATGTATATTGAGCTGAACAATTTTCTGAACAGGGTCAATGGCGAACTCGAGTGGGATCACAAAGAGATGCCTTTAGCACCGAGGCTGTATAGGGCGCATACATGCCCGAACGGTGACATTGGCGTTGGGGACTTCATCGGGTACCAGAAGGAGGAGCAATGAGTATGTATGAAAAGATCGGCAAGTTTATTGGCGGCGTTCTGGCGGTTACTATCACGGCCTGCGCGTGGCTGATAATCATTGCGTTTACCCTGAAATGCCTGTGGTTTATTATCTTCAGGTTCTTGGGGTGAGGTGAATGATGGATAGTGATATTCGTTGGATAGCCGACCTGGTAGATGCAGGAAAAATCACAGTTGACCAGGCAAGAGAGATAATAAACGCCGAAACGATTGATATTTTATATGCAAATAATGAGCCGTGCATCATTCTGATTCGCAATGCCGGCGAACCAACGAAGGAGATCGGGCTATATTCTGAGGATTCCGAAACTCATAAGCTGGAAATGGTAAAAGTCAACGCTACGCTGCAAGATGTAGTTGAACAATGCATTCGCAATGAAATCAGCTACCAAGATGCTCAGCTATGGTGTTTGGCGAATAATATTTCATTTCGCAAATTTGACCGATGGCTGTACTATACACTGCGGGGTAAAGAAAGAGATATTCCGTCAGAGCCTGTGTATTGGCTGCACCGACTCGCTTTATTTTTTAAGCGGTGTTTTGATTGGTTGCTCAATTTGATTCTGGAGGTTTTTACATGAATGAGTCATTTGGAACTTGTACTCAGTTAGCTAGAAGGTGCGCTGTTTGTCCTAAAGTCTCTACCTGTGATCATAAAAGAATGGAGCATCTTGGATATATTATTCCAATCCCAGATCTTAATGTCAGTATTGTTGTCACAAGAGCCAATGGAAAGAGCCTCGGTCAGCTCGAAATGGTTGATTCACTGATGAAAAGGAGATTTAATTATGAAAATCATTGAACCAAAATACGAAATCCTCACTGATATTTCTGATGGCGGCATCAAAGAGCTTCAGCAGATCGAGCGTGTGGCGCGGGTCTGCTACAAGAGCGAGGATAAGATCACGCCGGAGGGTGAGTCGGCAAAGAAACTGGTGGGCTTTCTGGTGAAGCAGGGGCATGAGGCTATGCTGGAGCATTCGCAGCTGTCCGTGCTGTTTACCTGTGACCGGGCCATTGCCAATGAGCTGGTGCGGCACCGCATCGCGAGCTTTGCACAGGAGAGCACCCGGTACTGCAATTATGCAGGAGAGAAGTTTGGCGGGGAACTGAGCTTTATTCGGCCGTTTTATATTCCTAACGAGCCTAATGAAAATGCAATCAACGCAGCTTCTTCGACAGAAGAATTTATAAAGCTCGAAACGGACTATCAAATCCACCATGCGTGGTACTGGGCTTGTGATGATGCTGAAAAAAGCTACAAAACTCTCATCGCCAATGGTCTCCGTCCTGAACAGGCCCGTTGTGTGCTGCCGTTGTGCCTGAAGACCGAGATCGTGGTGACTGCCAACTACCGTGAGTGGCGCAATATCTTCAAGCTGCGTACTCCTGTGGCGGCTCATCCTCAGATGCGTGAGCTGATGTGCCCGCTGCTGAAAGAGCTTCAGAGCAAGATCCCGGTGGTGTTCGATGATATTTACACGTTCTGGCCGGCGGATGACCAGACGCGGAAGGGGAGTATGGTGAAGTGATGCGAATTGTGCTGCTCGTAAGCATTATTTTACAAGCTATCGCAATCGGAATGTCTTTTGCTGAGAACATCGGCAAAGAAAAACAGAGAATCATCAAATATGCAGGATGGTTCTTGCTTTTGATTTACATGATATTTGGTTGAGGTAATTAACTAATGAAAAATCGTATTATTTGTTTTGCTGTATCGCTGATGATGCTTGTTGGCTGCCTCGGGTTATGCAGTTGTGGAAACTATAGGGTGTTTGATACGACATTTACCTATTCCTGGGCACAGATTAAGTTGCCAGATGGAACTATTGTTCAGGGCAAAGTGGACAACTGGACTGACTACGAAGGCGATCAGCTGCAAATCACGATTGACGGTACCACATATCTGGTTCATGCAGCAAATGCTATTATGAAAACCTGAGTGGGAAAGGATGTGGTGATAAGAAATGCAGCAAAGAACGTATAATTTTCTTGTGAAGATGCGGATTCCGATGGTGGGCGATGCGGTCGAGATGATGGGTGATGCGGTCGAGATGACTATTGATTCGCTCGATTCACATCGGTCTGCCCCGATGATTGATATTTGCACTGCCATTGCAGAGAAGTATCACACGAACGTAAAAAGTGTCACTGCTCGCCTTGTGAGGACTGTGAATGCAATGGAATATCGGAGCGGTGTGTATCCTAATCCTGAAATGGAAGAGCTCCGTATTGCGTTCAGACTTGATAAATGGACGCTTAAACGATTCCTGTATGCTGCAGCGAGGAGGCTTATGGGCCAATGAAAAACCGTTATATTTGCTTTGCGATGCATTTGGCTGTGTAGCTGTATCCCGAACTAACAAGCAAGAGGCGCGGATTTTTCTACGTCTCTTATTTTTATTCGAGGAGGTGGTACTTTTGCTTGACGACTCGACTCCTACATGATATTCTTGTACTAGTATAAGGAGGTGCTTTTATGGCACGAACAGTGAAATGTCCTAGTTGTGGCGCTGAGCTTACGGTGAAAGAAGGCAATCGAGACTTCATGTTCTGCGAATATTGCGGGACGAAAGTGCGGCTTGATGACTATCAGGAGACGCACAGGTTTGTGGATGAAGCAAAAGTCAAGCGGGTTGAAGCTTTCAAAGACTTAGCGATGAAGAAGATGGAAATGGATGAACAAAAGCGTAAAGACGAAAAAGATAATGAAGCAGAACGCAGAAAAATGGAGCCTGTATATTTGAGCTTACTCATAGCGCTTCCTATAATCTTTTTTATTCTCGCTAAATTATTTGGCGCTGAATAACATAGAAAGGTCTCGATATAAAATTCGGGGCCTTTTCTTTTTTATCTGGCAGTAGACTCTGCCAATTTCTATTTGCCGCTTTTTGTTAATTTTGTGATAATAATTGAAAAAGCATCAATTTTCTGGCCAAAAACCCATTTTGTGGCCAAAAATTTTAGAAAAACGGCCACATATTTTGACGTAGATACGTTATAAATATGCGCTGTGGCCAAAAACCCACTTTTTTCTTTAAGTTAATTAAAAAATGAAAAAAATAATATATATAATAGAACAGAAAAAATGGTCTTTTGGCCACAACTTGTTTTTCATGCATTGCCCCCATATCCCCTGTCGATATTAACCTTGTAAAATAACGTCGGATAGTGTATTATAAAAAGCAGCACATTAGTGGCTGACTTCTTATGAGTATGAGGTAAAGCGTATGGAATACATCGAGGAACTTGCTAAAAATTGGAAACAGTATGGTTACTCATTTGATGCGAGAGAAATTCTTCCGAACGGTGATGAAGCATGGGTGTATTCAACCCTGGAGTTAGGACTACCAGTTCTTTGGTTGAAACATCCAGATGGAAGTTTCGAACATTATGTCATACATACGGATGGATATGACAAACCAACTGGCGAGCATTGGTGTTTTTGGTGCCATTGTCAAATGGAGCGATACGAAAATATTTGGAAAGTTCCTATCTGGCGATGCCCAAAGTGTGAAGAAGAGCACTACGAAGAAGACGTGGATTTATGTAGTGCTCCGACCGAAGAAGCAAGTTATGCCGATGATGAACTCGAACCTGAAGAAGAATGGCTCGATACATACTATAGAGAAAATCCCTATATACCTCACGACGAATACGATTTTGACGGGTTTTAATTTAATAGTCTTTTAATATTGCCTCTGCGCGAAAAACGCAGAGGCTTTTCTTTTGCCCTTTTTCACAAAAATTAACACTTTTTCACAAAAATTACCGCGAAAAAAACAGCCTCTTTTATGAGGAGAATAGAACGTGTCTTAAACATACTATTCTTTTTATTTTTGGAGGTTGACATGCTCGAAAACAAATTTAAGACCGGATTGGTGAAAGAACTGAAAAAGCGCTTTCCCGGTTGTACGGTGGTTCATTTGGACCCGAACGAAGTTCAGGGACATCCTGACCTTTTAGTTTTGTATGGTCCTACTTGGGCTGCGCTTGAGGGAAAGAAGTCGGCAAATGCTCCTCATCGCCCTAATCAGGACTACTATGTCCAGAAGATGAACGAAATGAGCTTTGCCGCTTTTATTTATCCGGAAAACAAGGAGGAGATACTTGATGCAATGGAACGATCATTCGAGGCTCACGGGGCAACATGCATTTCTGGGAGCAAGTAAGTATCACTGGCTCAACTATGACCGAGATCGCTTGGTTGATGCCTACCTGAGTAATCAGGCAAAAGAGCGAGGCACGAGACTCCATGCATTTGCAGCAGAATGCATCGAGCTTAAGCAAAAGCTTCCCAAGAGCAAGAAAACGCTGAATGCCTATGTCAATGATGCCATCGGCTTCCGCATGACACCTGAAGTTGTGCTTTATTACAGCCCGAATTGTTTCGGGACAGCGGACGCTATCATGTTCGACGATGGCGTCCTTCGCATTCATGATCTGAAGACTGGAACCGTTCCTGCTCATATGGAGCAGCTTTATATTTACGATGCCTTGTTCTGTTTGGAATACGGTATCGATCCTGTAACTATTCGGTTCGAAAATCGAATTTATCAGAGCGATGATATTTGGGTGGAAAATCCCGAAGCAGAAGATATTCTTCCGATCATTGCAAAGATCAAGGAATTCGATAAAATCATCAACGAAGTAAAGCTGGGAGCTGCAGCATGAATCCTATCGAAAAAGATATTCGCTCTTATTATGGAGTTGAATCACAGAACGGGGTGCTTGAACACTACGGCACCAAAAAACATTCTGGTCGGTATCCATGGGGTTCTGGGGAGAATCCTTATCAGCATTCGGGAGATTTTCTTTCACGAATTGAACTTTTGAAAAATAAAGGACTTTCAGAAAAAGATATTCTGAACTCTATCAACGATACACTCCCGAAGGAATATCAGATGAGTCTTTCGGAGTTTCGTGTTGCTAAAAGCAAAGCTATAAATTTGCGCAAAACGTCAGAATATGAGCAAATTAAAGACCTTAGAGATAATAAAGGCCTTGGGTGGACAGACATCGCAAAACAGCTCAACATGAGTGAGTCAAGCGTCCGGTCTAAATACTCTGGTAATATCGACAAAAAAGCAAAACGTGCAGAGAGTATCGCCGAAACTTTGAAAAAAGAAGTAGAGAAAAAGGGCATGGTTGACATTTCTGAAGGTGCGAACCAAGTGCTTGGAATATCTGAAACCGAGCTTATCGATGCCGCATACACACTTGAAGCAGAATATGGTTTCAAACGGTATGGTGTTGGCATTCGCCAGCCGACTAACATTCGTCAACAGACAAACATTACTGTTTTGGCCAAGCCTGAGTTTGACCAGAAATATGCCTACCAGCACCAAGACCAGATTGATTCGCTGGGTGATTACCATTCTGATGATGGTGGCGAAACTTTTCAGAAGCTTCAACGTCCATCAAGTTTGGATTCAAGCCGTGTGGCAATTATGTATGGCGATGAAGGTGGTCTGGCAAAAGATGGCGTCATTGAGATTCGCCGTGGTGTCCCGGATCTTGATCTTGGCAAAAGCCATTATGCACAGGTGCGTATTCTTGTCGATGGCGACCACTATCTGAAAGGCATGGCTGTTTATTCCGACGATCTTCCGGATGGCGTTGATGTTAGGTTCAACACCAATAAACCTTCCGGCACCCCCAAGATGAAAGTTCTGAAAGAAGCGAAAGCTGATCCAGACAATCCTTTTGGTGCAGCCATCAAAGCAAATGGTCAGAGCATGTACATCGGAGCTGATGGAAAGGAGCACCTGTCTCCTATCAATAAACTGAAAGAAGAAGGCGACTGGGATACAATGTCCCGAAATGTCTCTTCTCAATTTCTTTCCAAGCAGCCCAAGAAGTTGATTGAGAATCAGCTGAAACTGACTGTCGCGGACTATAAAGCACAGTATGATGAAATCATGCAGTACAACAACCCGACGATTAAGAAGAAACTGCTCACTGACTTCGCTGATACATGCGAAGGTACATCGATGACCCTCAAAGCATCTGCTTTTCCCGGACAGTCTACGAAAGTCATCCTTCCGATCAATCAGATCAAAGAGACGGAAGCATACTGCCCGACATATGAAAATGGCACGAAGCTTGCATTGATACGCTTTCCGCATGCAGGCACTTTTGAGATTCCTATTGTCACAGTCAACAATAAGAATGTTCACGGCAAGCGGAATCTTGGAGCAATTCAGGATGCAATCGGCATCAACGCAAAGGTGGCAGAACGCCTTTCGGGCGCTGACTTTGATGGCGATACCGTCATGGTGATTCCTATTACGGACAAAGTCAGCATTAAGTCTACTCCTGCACTGAAGGATTTGAAAGATTTCGATCCTAAAACTGAATACGCAGTACCACCAGGTAATCCTAATCACGTCCGTCTCATGAAAAAAGAGGAGAAGCAACGTGAAATGGGCGTCATTTCTAATTTGATTACGGATATGACTCTTCGTGGCGCGGATGAGAAAGAACTGGCTCGTGCTGTTAAGCATTCAATGGTCGTTATTGATGCAGAAAAGCATGGCCTCGACTACAAGCGCTCTGAAAGGGAAAATGGTATCGCAGAACTTAAGCAGAAGTGGCAGATTCGTGTTGATGAGGAAGGAAATGTCAAGTACGGTGGAGCATCCACACTTCTGTCTCGTCGTAAGCAAACGATACGAGTTCCTGAACGTCGTGGAAGTGTTCATGTTGACAAAGATACTGGTGAACTAGTTTATAAAGAGAGCGGACGTACCTTTATCGATCCCAAAACCGGAAAGGAACGCATGGCCGAAGACACGGTCAGCTTGATTTCTGAAACCAAAGACGCAAGAACACTGTCCTCTGGCACCATTCAGGAAAACCTCTACGCCGATTTCTCGAACCAGCTTAAGGCCATGGCCAGACAGGCTCGTAAAGAGGCTGAGAATATGCCCGGTTTGAAGTACAGTCCGGCAGCAGCGAAGCAATATGCATCCGAAGTTAGGTCTTTGAACGATAAGTATAACACCATGCTCATGAATAAGCCAAAAGAACGCAAGGCAATGCTCATTGCTAATGCAAGTATTAAAGCCAAAATTCAAGAACAAGGTCTTAATCCTGCAATCGATAAGAAAGAAATTAGAAAAATCTCTTCTGTCGAGATGCAGCGCGCACGCGATTCTGTTGGTGCAAGCGGCCGCAAATCTAAGGTCGTTTTTACAGATAAAGAATGGGAAGCGATTCAAGCAGGAGCGATTTCTGATAGCAAACTCATGAAGATTCTTAATTCTTCTGATTCTGACGAAATTGTGAAGCGCGCAATGCCGAAAGCGACGACTGTTATGAGTTCTGCAAAAATGTCGAAAGCCAAAGCAATGCTTCGCAGTGGTTATACGTATGAGGAGATTGCAAAAGCTTGCGGTGTGCCGGAGTCAACGGTCTACAGTGCATTGAACAAGTGATTTTACATGAAAGGAGCACGGATATATGGTTCGTTGCTTTCTTACCACTTTTGATAACCCGTATTCTCCTTACGAGCAGTTCGAAGAATGGTATCAATATGATACGGATCATGGCTATAACTCATCTGGTCTTCTCATGAGGCTTGCCGAGACGTCTTCTCAGTTCACAGACAATGAGAATGCCTATGAAATCGAGAAGGCTATCGACAGAATTGTAGCTGCTGATCCGCAAAACATCTACGAGAAGCTCAAGATCGAAGTAAAAGACGAAGACACACTGGATAAAAGTGCTTAAGCATAGGGGAGGGGTCTCAAAAATGACACCCCCTCTCAAATCGCGCCGGTCTTTGATATTTCCCCGGAGGGAAAATTGATATTTGGGCTTTAAGATGAAATTGCCGAGGCCACGGGGAGTAGACCGCAGCTTCGGCAGTTTTTGCAAGGGCTTATGGGAGAAACGCCTCCTATGAAATTCGGGTTCATGATGTTCAACCTCCATTGACATTTTTCTTCTCCTTTCAGATGCCATGACAAGCCACGCCCATGAGCCCTTGCAAAAGCGAAATAAAACCATAAGAAAAGAGGAAAAGTTATGAAGCCGAAAAGAAGCGCTCCGGGAGAGACGGCTGCGGCTTCGGCCCGGCCTGCCTCCAGCCCGGAAGCACAGGAACAGTACATGATAAATCTGGCCATGACTCTGGTGGAAAGACGGCTTCGGGAAGGAACGGCCTCTAGTGCAGAGACCACTCATTTTCTGAAGCTGGCCACCATGAAGTCAGACCTTGAGAAGAAGAAGCTGGAGGAAGAGAACAAGCTTCTGCGGGCAAAGACCGAGACGCTTGAGGCTGCCAAGGACTCCAAGGAGATGTACGACAAGGTGCTGAAAGCTATGGCAAAATACAACGGCGTTGGAGAGGATGACGAGTATGACTTTAATTGAATTGGCGTTTGCTATGTGCTGGCTTGTAGTAATCGTTTTTGCCTCGATGTTCTTTGCACAGTGGGTAGAGAAACACACGCAGAGTTATGCAATGGAACTCTTTGCGCAGTTCGGGATTCCTGCGCTGTTATGGTGTGGAATGCTGCTTTTGTATGCGGCATTGCAGCAGAAGGGTCTGCTGAGGTGAGTAGAATGACTACGATCGCGGTAAACGTACGACTCTTTTTGGCAATACTGTGTTCTTTGGCCCTTATCTGTACGTTTTTGCTGATCGCGACAGACACAACGGATGAGAAGCGTGATTTCGTGCACTATGTAATGTATATTCTTGTGTTTTTACTTGAGATCGGAATGGAAGTGACGATCATGCTCTTTGTTGGGGGGAGTATGAAAAGCTATACGGAATTATGCACTCTGCCGACCTACGAGGAGCGGCTGGAGTATTTACAGCTGCATGGGGAAGTTGGGAGAGACACCTTTGGGTTTGACCGATGGCTGAACCAGGATTTTTACCAATCGAGAGAGTGGCGGCAGTTCCGGGACAGGATCATTGCGAGAGACATGGGGTGTGATCTGGGGTGCCCGGACCATCCCATTACGGATTGGGTGCTGCGGGATGGCAGACCGGTGAGACCGCGCATCAGCATCCACCATTTGAATCCGATCACGAAAGAAGATGTGATCCGGCACAGCGAAAAGCTGCTGGACCCGGAAAATGCCATCTGCGTTTCGGCTGCGACACACAAGGCTATCCATTACGGCACCGGGGACGGGCCGAAGATACCGGATGGCAATAGAACAGCAGGGGATACCTGCCCTTGGAGGAAATAGGATGAACTGGACGACAGCTTGGCTTACCATGAAGCAGGGACACAAAGTGAAACGGCGGGGCTGGAAGGACGCCTACTGGCATATTTCCGGCACGGAGCTTCTGATCCACAAGGAAAACGGCGAAGAGGTCAACTTCCGTAAGGTCAAAGACATTGGCATGATGCTGAACGTGACCTGCTGCGACGACTGGGAACAGGTTATGGAGGGATAAGATGTACGCGATAAAAAAGTTTGATGAAGGGAAAGCGGAATACAGTGTCCTTCTGCGGCGGAAGCTGGAAGAGGCAGAGGCGATGCTTCTGAAGCTGAACCCGAGCCGGGAAAGAAGCCTTGCACTGACGAAGCTGGACGAGGCATTGCTATGGGCGAACGCCGCGATCGCGGCTGCCGGCGTCAGCACGGACCGAGAGAGCAGCGCAGCATCGGAAGCGGCCGAACAGTCGTGGGCGATGATGTCTGCCCCGGTCATGAAAAAAGAAATCGCCATCGATATTCCGAAAGAGATTCGTCTGGGAGAGCCCATTTGCGATATATCCACGATGATCTGCAATTCGATGAACAACAAGACTCAAGCGATTGGCTCCAAACGATGATGGGCCGCCCTGCCGGGCAACGAAAACAGAGGAGAAATCAAAATGGAACAGAGAGATTTTATGACCCGCGCAAAGCAGCTGGTGGTGGACTACTTCAACAGTCATGTGGACGTGACCGACGGCAAGAAGCTGACGATGGAGGATGTGTTCATCGTATGGTTCTCGAAGACTTTGCAGAACTGGAAGGCGCTTGTGAGCACCACTGTATCCGACGGCATGTACTATGAGATCACCCACAATGGCGACAAGAAGGAGACCTACCTTGACGTGTATAAGAAGTGGGAGAACCAGTGCATTGCGGACGGGGACACTGCACGTTAACGGAGGAGTGGCATGGACAGCATCCTGACAAGCGTAAAAAAGCTGCTGGGGATCGCCGAGGAATGCGAGGACTTTGATGCAGACATTGTAATGTATCTGAACAGCGTATTCATGGTGCTGACCCAGATGGGGGTAGGGCCGAAAGAAGGCTTTGCCATTACTGGAAAAGAGGAACGTTGGAGCCAGTTTATTGCCGACCCGGTGAAGGCGGCAGCCGTGAAAGCATATGCCGCCATGAAGGTGCGGCTGATGGGCTTTGATGTGCCCCAAAGCAGCTCTACCCTGGACGCACTGAAAAATGCCGCTGCTGAAATGGAGTGGCGGCTGAACGTGGAGCACGACGACACATGGCCAGCAGTGTAACAAAGCGGTGGATCGAGCGACTGACTGAAACACCTGTAAAAAAGCAATGGCTTGATGCGGTGATGAAGGATTTTTGCACAGACTGCGCACGGTGTGGGACCTGCGAATGCCCTGAAATGGAAGCGTGTTTCTATACCCTTGACAAGACCTTTTACCGCCCAAAGTAAGGGCTCCTACCTTATTATAATAGGAGGTTAGAAATATGGCGCTCTCGAACACGGCCACGCCGATCTACTACGGCCGTTTTCGGGAGGCCGTAATGCGTGGCGAGATCCCCGTATGTCGGGAGATCAGCATGGAGATGAACCGGATCGACGACCTGATCGCAAACCCGGGGATTTACTACGATGATAAAGCCGTAAACGGTTTTATTGCTTTTTGTGAGGATGAGCTGACTCTGACCGATGGCGGAGACGTGAAGCTTCTGGACAGCTTTAAGTTATGGGCCGAAGAGATCTTTGGCTGGTACTACTTTGTGGAACGAAGCGTGTATGTGCCTCATGAGCACGGCGGAGGCCACTACGAGACCCGCAGGATCAAGAAGCGTCTGGTGCAAAAGCAGTATCTGATCATCACCCGTGCAGCGGCGAAGACCATGTATCTGGAGTTTCTTCAGGCGTACTTTCTGGTGGCGTATACCACCACGACCCGACAGGTGACCACTGCCCCCACCATGAACCAGGCAGAGGAAGTGCTGGCTCCGCTGCGGACTGCTCTGGCCCGGGCCAAGGGGCCTGTGCTGAAGTTTATGACCGAAGGGAGCCTGCAGAATACCACTGGGTCGAAGGTGGATCGGGTGAAGCTGGCCAGCACAAAGAAGGGCATCGAGAACTTTGTCTCCAACAGCCTGTTGGAGGTGCGGCCTATGACCATTGAGAAGCTCCAAGGCCGTCGAGACATGGTGGCCACAGTGGACGAATGGCTGAGTTGCGACATCCGGGAAGACCCAATCGGTGCCATCGAGCAGGGTGCAGCCAAGAACGAGAACTATCTCATTGTGGCGGCCAGCTCTGAGGGTACGGTACGAAACGGCTGCGGTGACGACATCAAAATGGAATTGATGCAGATCCTGAAGGGAGAATACATCAATCCCCACGTCTCCATCTGGTACTACAAACTGGACTCTATTGACGAAGTCGGCAAGCCGGAGATGTGGCTGAAGGCGAACCCGAACCTCGGGAAGACCGTGACCTACGAGACCTACCAGCTGGATGTTGAACGCGCGGAGAAATCACCCAGCGCCCGGAATGATATTCTGGCCAAGCGCTTCAACCTACCCATGGAGGGCTACACATACTTCTTCTCGTATGAGGAGACGCTGTGCCACCGCCACCGGGATTACTGGCAGATGCCCTGCGCCATGGGAGCTGACCTGAGCCGGGGCGACGACTTCTGCGCCTTTACCTTCCTGTTTCCGCTTTCCAACGGATATTTCGGGGTAAAGACGCGGGACTACATTACCAGCTACACTCTGAGCCAACTGCCCGTCTCCCGGCGGCAACAGTACGAGGAGTTCATGCAGGAGGGGACGCTGTTCGTCTTTGACGGAACCATCCTCGACATGATGCAGGTATACGACGACCTTGACGCCTTTATCCAGCAGAACGAATACGACATCCGGGCCTTCGGGTATGACCCATACAACGCAAAGGATTTCGTGGAGAGGTGGGCGACAGAGAACGGCAACTTCGGCATCACCAAGGTCATTCAGGGCGCGCGGACGGAAAGCGTGCCGCTTGGCGACTTAAAGAAACTGAGTGAGCAGAGAAAGCTCCTCTTCGACGAGAAGCTGATGCAGTTTGCCATTGGAAACTGCGTGGCGCTGGTGGACACGAATGGAAACCGAAAGCTTTACAAGCAGAGGCAGGACCAGAAGATCGACGCCGTGGCCGCCATGATGGACGCCTATGTGGCGTGGAAGGAGAACCGGGATGCGTTTGAGTGATCAATCATCACCGCTGTCCCAATCATAATTTCTTGCGTGACATCTGCGGCAAGTCCAGTAACCATATTCATTATCGTCATCTTCCCATGGCATGGTATAGAAAGCGTCATCAAGAGATGCACCGCACGTTCGACAGCAACCATTGAGGGAATAATCGTCTTCCTCGTCGCAGTCATAGTCATCACAGTTGTCTCCTCCCGTTGAAGCTGGAACACTCGGCTCTTCTGGAGTAGACGAAGCAGTAGAGTCTATAGCCACGGTGTTTTCATCTGGCCGATGGAGTAGATAAGCTGCTCCGGCAACAACTACAATAGCACTTACGACTTTTGCCATTTTTATGATTTTAGGATGTTTTACCGAAAAATCGTTGTATTTCATCTTGATTTTTCCAAAAAATCCAACTTCGGCATAATCATATTCAACGCCAAATGACTCACTGCATTTTTTACAGGTGACACTGACGGGCATGGTTTTAGGAATACTGATGAGCGAACCACAATTAGGACAAATAACAGTTTCCATAGACAACTTCTCCTTGTCAAAATGCTAGTTTAGAAGAGTATAGCACAGGAGATAAATGTTGTAAATCGTAGAAAAGGGGTGATAAGATGCAGGTTTACAAAGATGAACTCTATCATTGGGGTGTCAAAGGGATGAAGTGGGGCGTGCGGCGTTATCAGAACAAGGACGGAACTTTAACGGCCGAAGGGAAAAAGCGGTATATTCAGGACCACGATGATTACACGCGTGTTCATACCAAAAAGAGTGTCAGAGAGATGAGTGACAGCGAACTTAACTCCCGTATCAATCGACTGCAAAAAGAACAACAGTACGAACACCTCACGGCTAGTCCTGGCAAGATCCAGAAAGCCGTTAAAATTGCGGCAGCTGCCGCAACAGCATTTGGGACGATAATAAATCTCTATAACAATGGCTCTGCCGTTATGAAACTCGGTAAGAATATTGTTAGTTCTGACAACTTCAAAAATGCCGTTGTGAGCGGCGCATTATACACTACGATGAAGGTGCATGGGGCGTAAGGTTTCTGAACTTCAAAGTCGTGCGCAACTTGAATATACAATATATAAAGTTAATCAGATGTTTAAGTGAGCATTGACGCACCGATTTATCTGCTGACGCTTTTTGGAAGGAAAAATAAAATGGCGCAAACTTTTGGCTCCCGCCTGAAGAGGGCGTGGAACGCTTTTACGAACCGGGACCCTCCCGGGAAGATCTACTATGGCGGCGGATACAGTTACCGCCCCGACCGGGTGCGGATGACCCGGACAAGCGACCGCACCATCATTTCGGCCATCTATACCCGAATCGCCATGGATGCTGCGGCCATTACCATCAATCACGTAAGGCTCGACGAAAACGGACGCTACAGCGAAACCATTTCGTCGGGCCTTAATTCTTGTCTGAACCTTTCAGCCAACATTGACCAGACCGGACGGGGGATGCGGTTCGACATGTTCCTATCCATGCTGGATGAGGGCGTCATCGCCGTGGTGCCGGTTGACGTGGAACTGAATGAAGCGACCGGCGAAATGGACATCCAGTCCATGCGGGTGGGCAAGGTGAAGGAGTGGTACCCTGCCGACGTGCGGGTAGAGCTCTACAACGAGAAGACAGGACAGAAGGAAGAGGTGACTCTGCCGAAGGACCGGGTGGCCCTGATCGAGAACCCCTTCTACGCCGTGATGAACGAGCCCAATGGCACCATTCAGCAGCTGACCCGGAAGCTCCACCTCATGGATGTCATCGACGAGCAGGTTGGAGCCGGGAAGCTTGATCTCATCATCCAGCTGCCATACGTTGTGAAGAGCGAGGCCCGCAAACAGCAGGCCCTGCAGCGGCGGCAGGAGATCGAAGACCAGCTGGCAGGCTCGAAGTACGGTGTGGCTTATACGGACGGTACGGAGCACATCACCCAGCTGAACCGCAGTCTGGAAAACAATGTTCTGAAGAGTGTGGAATACCTGACCAACATGGCATACAGCCAGTTGGGTATCACACCGGAGATCATGAACGGCACTGCGGACGACAAGGTGATGACCAACTATGAGAACCGTACCATCGAGCCCATCGTGGCGGCCGCCGTGGATGAGTTCAAACGGAAGTTCCTGACGAAAGAGCAGCGAGACGAAAAGAGCGAGAGCGTGCTGTTCTTCCGCGACCCGTTCAAGCTGACGCCGGTGTCGGCTGTGGCAGAGATCGCAGACAAGTTTACCCGCAACGAGATCATGACCTCGAACGAGATGCGGCAGGCCATCGGCATGAAGCCTTCGAAGGACCCGAAGGCGGATGAGCTGCGGAATGCGAACATCAGCCAGTCTAACGAAGCGGTCTCAGAGCAGTAGAGGATGCTGACGAGAGGCAGAGAGGCTGTGGGCAGAGCGCTGTCGGAGTAAGGAACATGAAAACTTTGGAAAGGAGATGCTGAATTTCAAAATGGCTATCGATTACGATTGCAGCGGATGGGCCACGAAGGCCAACACCCGCTGTTACGATGGACTGACCATCGCGCCGGACGCCTTTAAGGAGTGCGACGGCAAGACCGTTCCGATGGTGTACAACCACGATCACTCGAGCGTGGACAATGTCATCGGCCACTGTCTGCTGAAGAACCGGCCCCAGGGCGTATACTGCTACGCCAAGTTCAACGATACGGACACCGGCCGGACGGCTAAGGCTTGCGTGGAGAACGGCGACCTGAGCGCTTTTTCCATCTATGCCAACGGTCTGCAGAAGGTGGGTAAGACCGTGAAACACGGCTTTATCCGGGAAGTGAGCCTCGTACTGGCAGGCTGCAACCCGGGTGCGCTCATCGACGAGGTGGTAAAGCACAGCGCCGATGAGGATTACGAGGGCGGCGAGGCCTTTATCTATAACGAGGACGGCCTGAGCCTGACCCATGGCATGGACCCCGAGGGCAACCCGCTTGAAGACCTTACACACAGTGCGGACAGCGGCAATGCCGTGACCGACGACAAAGCAACACAGGAGGAAGCCAAAATGGCGGACGAAAAGAACATGAGCCAAGAAGAGACCGTCGCGGATGTGTTCAACACCCTGACGGAGAAGCAGAAAAAAGTAGTATACGCAATCATTGGTTCTGTTGCGGCCAGTGAAAAGGACGATGACGGTAAGGAGGATACGACCGTGAAGCAGAATGTGTTTGACAAGGATACCACCGAGACCGTGCTGAAGCACAGCATCGGCGACATCAACGCTGTTATCAAGGGTGCCAAGAGCAGCGGCACCATGAAGGCGGCTTTCGAGAACTCGGACATCACCGGTGAGGAGCTGGCCTACCTGAGCCACGGCATCGACAACGTGGAGTGGCTGTTCCCCGACGACAAGGTGCTGGACAACCCGCCCCGCATCATCGACAAGGACCAGACCTGGGTCGGCAAGGTGATGAGCGCTGTGCATCACATCCCCTTCAGCCGCTTCAAGAGCATGTTCGCTGACCTGACCGAGGAGGATGCACGGGCCAAGGGTTACATCAAGGGCAACTACAAGAAGGAACAGGTGTTCGGCCTGCTGCGCCGCTCCACCAGCCCCACCACCGTCTACAAGAAGCAGAAGATGGACCGCGACGACGTCATCGACATCACCAGCTTCGACGTCATCGCATGGCTGAAGAGCGAGATGCGCCTGAAGCTGAATGAGGAGATCGCCCGTGCCATCCTGATCGGTGACGGCCGCCCCGCTGCCAGCGAGGACAAGGTGGACGAGAACTGCATCCGCCCGGTGTTCAACGACGCAGACCTGTTTACCATCAAGGTGCAGGTGTCCACTACCGGTCTGACTGCCGTGGAGGACAAGTACAAGGCCGCCATCAAGAGCATCCTGCGCTCCCGCAAGGAGTACAAGGGTGCCGGCACCCCCACCCTGTTCACCACCGAGGATGCCCTGACCGAGATGCTCCTGCTGGAGGACACCATCGGCCACGCTCTGTATGCCGACGAGGCTGCGCTGGCCCGCAAGCTGCGTGTCTCCAACATCGTGACTGTGCCTCAGATGGAAGGCATGAAGGGTGCCAAGGGCGGCGACCTGTTCGGCATCATCGTCAACCTCTCCGACTACACGGTCGGTGCAGACAAGGGTGGTGCTGTCTCCATGTTCGACGACTTCGACATCGACTTCAACGCCATGAAGTACCTGATCGAGACCCGCTGCTCCGGCGCACTGACCACCCCGTACAGCGCCATTGCTGTTGAGTGGGCTGCCTAAACCTCTCAGTCTCGCTCCGCTCGCCAGCTCCCCCTATTAGTGGAGCCATTGGCAGGGCGGTTAAGCTTCCTATAAGACGAGAGAGGTTTTGTATCACATGAAATGCCGAGCCCTGCGACAAAGGGCAGGCGGAAAGGAACTATAATGCTGAAACCTTACTACGAGACCGGTCATGATCTGCATGTGGCCAACTATGTTGCCTACCTGCACACCGACAAGAAGCTGTACGAGGACGAGGCACACAAGACCCAGGCGAAGAAGGATGACGTGGAGAAGGCCTTTAAGCTGGGCCGCCTGATGATCGTGGACGGCGCTAAGATCTACCTGCCTATCGCTCTGCTGGCTGCCGGTGTGGTGGTGTATGACGGCACTACCGCTACGACCTGCACCGTGGCAGCGGAGTAAAAGCAGGTCATCGAGTTAGTAATAGCAAACTGACCTGCCGTACAAAATTCAAAATGGTGACGAACTGAGCGCCGCCAGTGGCGGAAACAGCGAAGTGAGGAACTGGCCGGGGTCAGCGAGACGCGATCGACAGTGAAGCGGCTGCTGGGCACCCCAACTCGGGTTCCTTAGGGAGGATCTACTATGAAATGGAGCGGGAAGATCGGGTTTGCGCAGGATACGGAAGAATCGGCCCCCAGCGTATTCGCAGAGCGGATCGTGGAACGGAGCTATTACGGCGACGTGCTGGAGTTTGGGCGGCTGATGCAGGGGAGCGACAAGATCAATGAGGATGTTACAGTGGGAAACCAACTGAGCGTTGTAGCCGACCCATTTGCACAAAACAACCTTTACGCCATGCGATATGCCACGTTTTGCGGGCAGCACTGGAAGATCACGAATGTGAAGGTGCAGTACCCAAGACTGGTGCTGACCTTAGGAGGAATCTGGAATGGAAGCACGCCTGAAGCTTGACGCTTTGCTGCGGAAGGTACTGCGGGAGGCGACCGGGAAAGAGAACCTCTACTTTCAGCCGCCTGCCGGATACAAGCTGAAATACCCCTGTATCGTGTACAGCGAAAGCGGTATCCGGAATGAGCACGCCAATAACGGAGTTTATATCCAGCGCCCCCATTATACGGTGACGGTGATGGATAACGACCCCGACTCGAAACTGAAAGCGGCCGTAAGCGTATTGCCGAAATGCGCCTACGACCGCTGTTTTGTTTCGGAAAACTTATATCACACTGTGTTTACGACCTATGTTTAAGAAGGAGGAATGACTATGGCAAGACTGATTTGGGACGCCGTTGGTGAGAAATTTTACGAAATGGGCACCAAGATGGGCGTTCTGTACCCCATGACCGCTGAGGGCACCTACGAGAAGGGCTCCGCCTGGAACGGCCTGACCGCTGTGACCGAGAGCCCCTCTGGTGCAGAGGAGACTAAGCTCTACGCCGATGACATCAAGTACGCAAGCCTGCGCAGCGCCGAGGATTATGGCTACACCATCGAGGCTTATACCTACCCTGCGGAGTGGGAGGCCTGCGATGGCTCTGCCCAGGTGGCTCCCGGCGTGACCATCGGCCAGCAGAAGCGCAAGGCATTTGGCTTCAGCTGGGTGACCACCAAGGGCAATGACATCACTGACGAGGCCGGCCAGAAGATCCACGTGGCATGGAACAGCACTGCTTCGCCCAGCGAGAAGAGCTACTCCAGCACCAACGACAACCCCGATGCCATCATTTTCAGCTGGGAATGCAGTGCCTCTCCGGTGAATGTCAAGGGTCATCGCCCCACCTGCCATATGGAGATCGACTGCTCCAAGCTGAAGGAGAAGACCGTGCTGGCGATCCAGAACAAGCTCTGGGGCTCTGACGGCGGTTCCGGTGTTGAGGCTGCCAGCGAGGCCACCCTGCCCAGCCCGGATGAGCTGATCAAGTTGATCACCGACACCGAGGCTGCCGCCTAATAACGGGACAAAGGAGAAGAAAAATGCTTAAGAAGACGATGACCACCGTGGATTTCGGTGGTACCGAGAGAACGGAAGACTACTACTTCAACCTGACCAAGGCGGAGATCATGGAGATGCAGCTTTGCACCGACGGCGGCTTTGTGGAGACGGTGAAGAAGATCGTGGAGGCAAAGAATCAGCTTGAGCTGACCCACCTGTTCAAGAAGATCATCTGCGCCAGCTATGGTGTGCTGAGCCCCGACGGCAGGAAGTTCGTGAAGAACCAGCAGGTTCTGGACGACTTTATGGCTACCCAGGCCTACAGTGACCTGTACATCGAGCTGCTGAGCGGCGACGGCAAGGCTGCCGAGGACTTTGTGAACGGCATTCTGCCCAAAGACCTGACCAATGAGGCCGCTAAGGCCCCTGTTTCTCAGCCCGGCCTTGCTGTGCTGAACCCGTAACCTGATGATACCGAACCGTGCTTTGCGTACTGCATAGCACGCTGCCCACACATTTGATGCCAGGAGGAGCAGACGATGCTGACCATCAAAATAGCCGGAACACAGAGCTGGGACCCACAGAAGGCCGAGTTCCGGTACGGTAAGCCCGTTGAGCTGAGGTTAGAGCACAGTCTGCTCTCCCTGGCTAACTGGGAAAGCAAATGGCATATTCCGTTTTTGTCGAACGTCGGAAACCTGACGGCTCAACAGCAGATGGACTATATCCGCTGTATGACCGTGACGAAGGGGGTTGACCCCGAGGTATACCGGCGGCTGACGAGAGAACAGATGAATGCCATTAACATATATATGGACGACCCCATGACCGCTACCTGGTTTCGGGGCGAGCCAAAGCCGAACGAGCCCAGGGACGGGAAGACTGCAAAACAGAAGCCCCGCCCCAGGCGAGGAGGCACAGAGACCACTGCGGAGGTGCTGTATTACCAGATGTTCCAGCTTGGGATCCCCAAGGAATGTGAGAAATGGCACCTGAACCGGCTGCTGACGCTGCTGCGGGTGGGCCAGGAAGCCAACAACCCGCCCCGGAAAATGAGCAAGGCCGAGGCAATGGCTCAGCAGAGGATGCTGAATGAGCAGCGGAAAGCAAAGCTGCACACGAGGGGGTAAGAAATGCCAAAGGTGATCGTGTGCCGACAGAAAGGCGACTGGAAGAAAACAAAGGGATTTTTGAAGCGGTGCTCGGCGCTGAAGCTGGACGATATTCTGGCTCAGTATGGCCGGGAGGGGGTAGAGGCGCTGTCGAGGGCCACCCCCAAGGACACCGGGAAGACCGCCGCAAGCTGGAGCTATGCCGTACACCGGGACGAGAACAGCATCACCATTACATGGTCCAACTCCAACATCGTGGATGGAGTGCCCATTGCGGTGATCCTGCAATACGGACACGGCACCCGGAATGGCGGGTATGTAGAGGGAGTGGATTACATAAACCCGGCAATGCGGCCTATTTTTGAGAGGATCGCAGAACGGGCATGGGGTGAGGTGAGAACAGAATGAGCCGTGAAGTAGACCAGCGTGTTGTAGAACTGCAGTTCAACAATGCGAACTTTGAGAAAAACACAAAGAAGTCCATGGACTCCATCGACCGGATGATGGAGAAACTGCAGTTCAAAGGGGCCGAAAAGGGCTTTGAGAAGCTGGATGCGGCTGCGGAAAAAGTGGATTTTGCCACCATGAACCGCTCGCTGGACACCTTGCAGCAGAAGTTTTCGGCTCTGGATATTATGGCCGCCACGGTATTGGTGAACATTACCAGCAAGGCCATGAATGCCGGCGAACGATTGGTGAAGAGCTTGTCACTGGATCAGATCACCAGCGGATGGAATAAGTACGCAGAGAAGACCTCGAACGTGCAGACCATCATGAACGCCACCGGCAAGAGCATCGATCAGGTGAACGGCTACCTGAACAAGCTGATGTGGTATTCGGACGAGACCAGTTACAGTTTCAGCGAGATGACCAGCGCGCTTTCGCAGATGACGGCGGCGGGCGGCAATATCGATAAGATGATCCCTATGATCATGGGTATTGCAAACGCCACGGCAGATGCGGGTAAGACTGGCTTTGCGTTCCAGAGCACCATCCGGAACCTGACCCAGAGCTACAGCGCAGGACACTTACAGTTACAGGACTGGAAGAGCCTGAACCTGATGGGTACGGCGACGAAAGCCCTGAAACAGGAGCTTATCGACACTGCGGAGGAGCTGGGGGTCATCAAGAAGGGTGAAGTGACCATCGCCAGCTTTGAGTCGAGCTTGCAGAAGAAATGGGCCAACACGGAGGTCATGGAAAAGACCTTCGGGAAGTATGCTTCCATGATGGAGGCGGCCTATGAGCTGACCCAGAAGAACAAAGGTATGACCAGCTCGGAGGCGCTGGAACAGCTGAAAGGGCAGTACGGAGAGCTGGCAGAACGCGCCGCCCTCGCTGCCCAGCAGGCCACCAGCTTCGCGCAGGCCATCGACTCCACAAAAGACGCCGTCAGTTCAAAATGGATGGCCGTCTTCGAGACTCTCTTTGGCAACAAGGAAGAGGCAACCGACACCTGGACGGAGCTGGCGAACCGGCTGTATGACATCTTCGTGCCGTCCATCGACGCCCTGAACGACCGGATGAAAGCGGGCCTCGACACCGGCTGGCAGCAGATGCTCTCGAACGAGCTGGGTGACCAGGGCAACGCCTACACCTATGCACTGGAGCAGGTAGCACTGGCTACTGGCGCTCTGACGGAAAAGCAGATCGAGGAGGCAGGGAGCTTCGGCGCGGCCCTGCAGGAAAATGGCGTGAGCGCCGATACGCTGCGGCAGGCGCTGGACGAAGCCCGCACCAGCACCGAGAAACTGCTGGCCCTGAGCGATAAGGAGCTGGACGCGCAGGGGTACGACAAGGACGCCATACAGAAGGCCCACGACCAGTTCGTGAAACTGAACGAGGCTGTTCAAAATGGAACACTGGACCTCGAAGGATATGCTGAGGCCATCGGAAGGGTATCGGGCCGGGAGCACCTGATACAGGGGCTTTGGAACATCATGGACGCCATCGGGAAGCTGGTTACGCCCATCAAGGAGGCCTTCAACGAGATTTTCCCGCCTGCAGACGGCGACCGAATCTATACAATCGCCGAACGGTTCGACCTGCTGACCCAGAAGCTCATCATCTCGGATAAGACGGCGGCGAACATCAAGAAGACGTTTGAGGGTGTATTTTCAGTCATCCGTGTTGGCGTGAACATGCTGAAAACCGTCGTACAGACAGCGGCAAATGTTCTTAGTGCGGCAGTCCCTCTTGGCGATGTCCTGCTTGGAATGACTGCCAGCATCGGAGGATTTGTATCCTCGGTAGATGAAAGCCTTGACCCGCTGGAAGCACTTGGCTCGATGATCACTGGTTTTGTCCAGACCATTGCACCGGTGCTTTATTCTTTTGGAAAAGAGGCTGACGTAGTATTTTCTAATTTTGCAAATGGAGCAAAAGATGCTTTCAACAGCTTCGATCCGGAAAGGATGAAAGACTTTATCACCGGAGGGTTGAGCGTCGGTATTCTGGCCTCTGTGAAGAGCTTCCTCGATGGAATCAAGTCTGTCGGGGAAAGTGCAAAAGGTATTATCGGAGGCATCAAAGATACTATCGATTCACTCGGTGAAGCGATCGATGCATGGAAAGAAGCGAAAAAATCGGAAACACTGATCACGATCGCGAAATCTATCGGTATCATTGCAGCATCGCTTGCTGTTGTATCAATGATAAAACCGGAACGACTGAGTGCTTCGATGGAGGCGATGACCGGAGTGTTTCTGGGGCTGCTCGGTGTGATGAAAGCACTTGCACTCATTTCGAAAGAAGTAAGCTCTTTGAAACTAATGGCTGTAAGCACGGGAATGATGGCAGTTTCGTCTGCAGTCCTTGTGCTGTCCGGTGCGCTGAAAGTCATTTCTACCATTGACAAAAGTAATCTTCTTGCAAGTGTTGCAGCACTTGGCGGAGTAATGGCTGGACTTACTATTGTAGGTGCTGTACTCTCCAAGGATGAGGTAAGATTTCTGAAGGGAGCAGCCGGACTTATCGCTTTTGCAGGTGCTGTCGGCATTCTCACAACGGCACTCAAAGCACTTAGCGGTCTAAAACTGGAAGAAATGGCGAAAGGGCTTGGAGGTATATCCGGAATCACAGCAGTTCTTGTTTTAGCAGCAAAGCTTATGAATGGCGTAAAATTCGGCATCGGAAACGGTGCTGCGTTTTTAATGCTGGCGGTCAGCATGAACCTGTTGATATCGGCCTTCAAGAGCTTTGGCGAGATGAACTGGACTGAGATCGGGAAGGCACTTACAACAGCAGGTGCCAGTATCGGCGTTTTTGTGCTTGCATTGAATCTCGCGAAAGGAACTCTCGGAGCGGCCGTGGCGCTGACAACGATGGCCGCAGCTGTGAACCTGCTTGTACCGGCGATAAAAGAACTTGGCTCGCTGAGCCTAACCGAAATGGGCATGGCGCTTCTTGCCGTTGCGGGCGCATTCACCGCCCTTGGTGTTGCTGCAGCGATCCTTGCTCCTCTGACACCGGTCATCGTTGCATTGTCACTATCTATCAGCGCTCTTGCACTGAGCATCGGTGCATTGCTGGCACTAAATTCGGCAGCCATGTTTATTGGGAATCTGGCATCCAGTCTTACTCTGCTCCAGAATCTTAATTTCCAGGTCTTTATCGAAGCCTTGAAATCGGCGGCATGGCTGGTTGTTGAATTTATTACAGGAATCATCAAGGGGTTGGCAGAAGTTGCTTCGACGCTGGCGACTTCCATTGCCAAGATCATAGAAGCAGTATGCTCTGCTATCGTTCTTTCTGCACCTGCCATCGGAGAAGCACTTTATGCAGCAGGCACCACGCTGATCGATGTTATCATCAAACTTCTCGATTATATTTGGGTGAAATGTGAGCCCGCTCTCAATGACCTCTGGGACAAGTTTACCGGATTGGTCAAGAAAAAGGCTGAGAATTTCAGTCTGCTCGACCTGCTGGGGCTGAAGTGGGAAAACCCATTTGCGCCTTTCCTCGACGAACTGGAGCATGGCGACAGCTTTATGGCAGGGCTCTATCAGCAGATGACCGGCACGGGCAAGTATGCGACCGAAGGATTTGCTAATGGTGAGACTGACAAAGACGCCATCGCACAGGTGAAGCAGGCCAGTTCGAATGTGGCGAATACAGCTGTAGAGACCATGAAAGATGACCTCGACCAGCATTCTCCCTCCAAGGTCATGGCCGAAATTGGCCGGTTTGTGACACTGGGACTGGCGGAAGGCATCGGCGACCAGAACGCACTGGCGAAGGCGAAGGCTGCCATGCTGAACGTGGCCACCGGCATCCGTACCGTCTTTACGAACTTCTGGGGCATCCACTCGCCAAGCGACCTCGCCATGAGCGATGCGGAGAACATCCTCGAGGGCGCGGTGCTGGGAATGTGCGACCCGGAAGCACGGCAGAAGCTCTACGACGAAAGCTACAACGCTGCCTCCGAAGTGAAGGGCGGCGTGGGAAAGGCGCTGGACGAGGCGGCCACGCTGGTGCAGGACAAGATGCAGGGCATCTACGCTGCATTCAAAATGGACCCTCTGGGGAGCGGCTCGAATCCCCTGAGAAATGGCGTTGAGACGGCCAGGAAGCAGTTTGAGACGGCCATTCAGGACTCGACGCTTATCCCTGGCAAGAATGGTATCCAGACGGCGAATACGGATACAACACGGGGCGTGAATGACATTGCTGCGGCCGCTAAGAGCAGGCTTGCAGGCTACTTTGGCGCATTCGGAGACTATTACAAGAAAGCGGTCGACGACATTACGCCGGGTACGACCGACCCGACTACCAAGACGAAGGCTTCCAAGACCGGAAAGAGCCTTGCGGAGACCCTTGCAGAGGAGTACAGCAAGAAGCTGGAGGCCAACAAGTACCTGCAGGATGCGCTGAGCAAGGAGACCGCCCTGTGGGAGTTGCAGAGCGAGCACAGCGTGACCAACGAGGAGCTTCTGGCAAAGCGGACTGAGGTGGTGACCAAGCAGATCGAGCTGCAGGCAGACCGAGTGGCCATTGCACAGCAGCAGTACGATACCCTGCTGGCCCGGGTAGGTGCCGGGAACGACAAGACCAAGGACGCCTACAACACCCTGCTGGATGAGAAGGCCAATCTGGAGAAGCTGCAGCAGAGCCGCCACAGCGACATTTGGGGCGATGTACTGAGCCGGTATGAGAACGACGCCAAGACCGCCGAGGATGAGTACGACCTGTGGGTATCCATGTACGAGGACACCGCCACGGTAGCAGAGCGCTCGAACCGGCAGATGATGCAGATCAACAAAAAGATCGATGCACAGGCCAAGGTGGTAACGGCTGCCGAGGAGGAATATACCAAGCTCAAGGAAGAGTTTGGGGAGCAGAGCCAGCAGACCCAGGTGGCATACCGGAAGTATCTGGAAGAGCAGAAGGAGCAGCAGGAGCTGATCAACGAGCTTGAGAAGGCCCAGCTTACCCAGTTTGCCAACCAGATCACCCGATACGAGAAGGAAGCCAAGATCGTATCGAACCGACAGAAGATGCTGGAAAAGCTGTACGATGACGGCAGCCTCTCGGAGCGGGAAAGCGCTTACGAACAGGCGGTAGAGAAGTACGGCGAAGGCTCCAAGGAAGCCCGTCGTGCTGCCATGCAGGGAACCATGAGCTCCCTGATGGGTGTTGGCGCTGCCATGCGCAACATGAGCACCTCGCTGAAAAAGCTGACGGAATACCAGAAGACCTATGACTTCTACGTAGCCCAGGGCAAGAAGGACAGCGAGGAGGCTCTGGACGCACTGGCAGAGCTGCAGGACGAGCAGTACAACTTTGTGGGATTTGCGGAGAGTCTGGCCTCGGCGTTTGACATGAGCGAAAACGGCAAGCAGGCTATGATGCAGCTCGGGTATACCATCTCGAAGAACTGGAAACCCATCTACAACGGGTTCAACCAGGTATGGAAGAAAGTAAACCCGGCCTTTGCAGAGAACCTGACCAACCTGATCGGCTTGTACTCACGAGAGGGTGCCAGCGAGACCATGGCCGCCACCATGAACACTGTGGTAAGTGCCATGCGTGGAGACTGGGCCAATGCGGTGGCCAGCGGGCTTACGGCTGTGCTGGACATCGTAGGCACTGACTTTGGCCGGACTCTGAGCGAGGCCATTGGGGATGCACTGCGGAGCGCTTTTAGCGGCAACGGCCTGTTTGCCCAGCTTCTCTCGAAGCTCTTGGGAGGGATGAACCCGGGAGGCTCCGGCGGCGGAGGATTCTTCTCCAAGGCTTTGGACTTTATCAAGAGACTTCTGGGCCGGAAGAGCACCGGCGTTGCCGGCGGAGGAAGTGGGATCTCAAAATGGCTCAGCGCCGGGAAGAGTGCTCTGGGCCTTGGAAAAGCCGCAAAAGCCGCCACAGACCTGGTGCCGGTACTGAACAGCGTAGGGACTGCCACCGCCAATGTGGCCTCCGGTGTGACCACCGTTGCCAAGGCTGCGGGAGCCGCCAAAGTTGCTGCTACCGCTGCCGGAGCTTCCACCTCGGGAACTCTGGCCAAGGTGGGCATGGGCGTTGCCAAGGTGGCTTCCAGCCTCGGCCCTCACGGCCTGCTGGTGGGTGCCTGTGTGGCAGGTGCGGCCCTAGTAGGCACTGCCGTGGTGAAGAACTGGGACAAGGTGAAGGCCGGTATCGGCAAAGCCTGGGACTGGATCAAGGAGAAGGCTTCGGGACTCTGGGACGGCATGAAGCGCATCGGCTCGAACCTCGTGAGCGGCCTCGGAAAAGGCGTGAAAGCAGGTGCAAAGACCTTTGGCAGCTTTATCATCTCGCCCTTTGCAGGCATCATCAGCGGTGTGAAGAAGCTGTTTGGCGTCCACTCGCCCTCGACGGTATTTGCCGGGATCGGCGGCTACCTGATGGAAGGTCTGGCGAACGGCATCACGAACACCTCTGATGGCGTGGACCGGAGCCTTGAGGCCGTGGCAGATGGCGCTTTGGACATTGCCCAGAGCAGCGCCATGAGACTGCTGGACGTGCTGAACGACGAAAGCGACCCCAGCATCCAGCCGGTGGTAGACCTGACCAATGCAGAGAACGCTCTGGACTGGATGGACTCCCGCCTGGCAGGAGACCGGGCCGTGACCCTGAGCGCAACCCGCTCGGCAAACCTTGCCGGGACGGTGAACCAGAACGCCAATCGTCAAAATGGAAAAGCAGACCCCAACGACCCGGAGGCCCTGTCGGCCAGCGGGAACCGTGATGTGGTGGATGCGATCCAGAGCATGGGCGAGCGGATCGACGGTGTGGCAAGGGCTGTGGCCAACATGAAGGTCGTAATGAACAGCCGGAAGCTGGTAGGCGAGATCAAGACCGACATGAACACCGCCCTTGGTGAGCTGGCGGAGAGAGGACGGTAAGGATGGGTATTGGCAGAGACGTGACCCCGGAAGGGGCAGAGCTGTACACCCGGCTGACCTTCCATATCCCCGCCGAAGCTCCGGTGAAGAGCTTTAGCACCGACGAGCTGATGCTGATCCCGGCAGACCCGCTGACGGTGGCTCCCTTTGAGGAGCAGATCCGCACCTTGGAAGCAGCTCCCTGGCACGGCACCATTGAATATGCCCCGCTGGAGAAGCGGGTGTTCAAGAATGCTGAGGGGAGCTGGACATTTTACTATGAACCGGACGGCAAGAGCCACACCTTCTGGGACTGTTACGGAGACATCCACCGGGAAGAATCCGATGGATGGATGGTGACAGACAGCACATGGCTTGCCACTTACCACGCCCTGCTGTACTACCTGCAGGGTCGGAGAGTGCTGGTGGACGTGCCGAACGGAAAAGGAAACATTACGAGCTACCGGGGGAGATGCTGGGTAAGCAGCTATGCCTCCGACTCTGACGGCAGGATCAAGGCCGTGATCAGCTACAGCCTTGCACCGCCCGAATGACCGAGAAAGGGGGACCAGATGAAGACGATACCACATGGGATCACCATTGGTGACACACATACCTGGAGGGATCTTTATCTGATCCCTGTTTGTCGGCCGATCGTGCAGCCGCCTACGGAAAAGACCATGACCCTTGAAGTGGAGGGTATGAGCGGCGTGGCTGACCTGAGCCACGGACTGACAGGGTACCCGGTGTTCAGTGACCGGGAAGGAAACTGGCAATTCTACGTAGACACCGACCGGTGGAGAGAGAAAAACAACTTCTGGGGGCCGGTGGGAAACCTGGCGTACCAGGATATTATGGCCCGGCTGAAGGAAAAGATGGCCCGGCCGTTCCAGACGCGGATCGTTCTGGACGACGACCCGCTTTTTTACTGGGTGGGACGCATCTGGGTGAGCGAGGCTCCCAGCCAGCAGTACAACCACACCAAGATCACCCTGCAATACCGGCTGTACCCCTACAAGTACCTGCTGGCAGAGGACGGAGATGACTGGCTGTGGGACCCCTTTTGCTTTGAGACCGACCTGGCCACCGTGAAGATGCACGGCGTGACCCTGCCGGCCGGGACGAGAGAGACGTTTCCACTGGTATTTACAGACAAGCCCAGCGCGGTATTCGTGACCAGCAGCGGCGCGGCAACCTCGAACATGCAGAATCAAAATGGAGTGGACTACACCCTGCTGAGCCAGGAGTCCATGCCCACGACCCGCTTTGACTACCTGAAGACCTACAGCTCCGGAGGTACGAGCTATGAATGCCGGCTGCAGACCCTTGTGATGCCGCTGGTGACAAAGCAGTACGACATTGCCATCATGGGGCTGAACTTTACCGTGAGCCCTGTAAGTACCGGGACAGCCACGGTATCCATCCGGAAGAAGGGCACTAGCGTGCTGATGGCCAGTGCTACGGTGCCTATTACCAGCACAGTGAATGTTCTGTCTCAGCCGCATATCGAGCTGACGGCAGATCTGAGCGCTGAGCTTGCCAAGAACACCGCCTACGAGATCGTGGTGGAGGCTACCGGCAAGATATACGCCCCCAACATCCCCAAGGATGCCCTGACAGAGAACGACTACTTCGACTTTGGCACAGGGGCTGCGGCGCTGGCACCGGACTGCGGCGGCTTTGAGCTGTTCTGCGGGTTCGTCCGGTTTTACGCCGGTGAGGGCGCTGTGCTGAAGCCGGACGTTAAGACCAACATTGGCATCGTGGGTACTGCGCTGAACACCAACGGCCGTGTGGTGGTGGTGCAGGCTCAGGAGGACACCACGGTGAGTATCGACTACCGGCCGGCGTACCTGTAAATTCAAAATGGAGGGCTAGATGAGATATAAGGTATACGCCGGTCAGGTATCGGTGAAGTTTACCAACAGCAGCACGGCCCGGTTCAACTGGACGAAAAAGGTGCTGGTGTACGACTCTTACGGCGACTCGGTGGAGGGCGAAGAGACCCAGGGCATCGTGGCAGACCCCAGCGTGGAGCTGGAGAACAAATCGGCAGGAAGCTTTTCGTGCCGGGTGCCGTACCAGGCTGAGACCCGCTTTGGCCGGGTGAAGAATCCTTACTATGACGACTTTGTGATGGGCAGCACCTGGATCATGGTGGAGGAGGACAGCGAGTGCATCTTCTTTGGCCGTGTGACAGAGTGCGAGCTGGAGTTCAATCTGGACAAGACGGTGACAGCGGACGGCATCCTGAACGAGCTGGGGCAGATCAACACCCGACTCTCGGCCAGCTCGTACAACAGCTGCTCGGAATCCAGTCTGCTTTCCATCGTAATGAATGCCGACAAGAGCCGGAAGGGGGAGAACCCTGCCAACTGCATGATGCGGGGCAAGGTGACGGTGGCCAACCGGTATGTGGACACCAGTGACAGCGGCGACCAGTTCGGCAGCCTGTGGAGCATCCTGAGCACCTATCTGCTGGACAAGGACGAGGGATATTTGCGGCTTCGGCTGGCTAATGACCCGGGCACTGAGGACTATTTTTTCTACTACGATTATCTGAAATCTGAGGATGTGCCAAGCACCACACAGAGCATCGAGTACGGCGTGAACATGCTGGACTTCGTGCTGAATGAGAAGTGCAGTTCGGATCTTGTAAACAGCGTAACGGCCCACGGCATCACCACGGTGAAGAAGGGCTGGTGGATCTTTAAGAAGATCAGTTACAACGCCATCTCCAGCACATCGGAGAATGCGTTGTCGATCCAGCGGTACGGCCTGCGCTCCCGGCATATTTATGTGGACGGCAAGGCCTCCAGCTACAGTACCCTGAGTTCTGCCGCCAGTGAGGAGCTGGCCAAGTACAAGCAGGAGGCAGAACCCACCCTGACCGTCCGGGCCTTTGACCGGAAGGACATGGGGGAAAAGGTGGATAAGCTGGGGTATCTGCTGCGGACCCACATCCTGAGCAACCCCCACAGCTTTGATATGTGGATGGTATGCACCAAGGTGCGCCTGCCTCTGGACGCCCCGGACAACAAGGACTTTACCTTTGGGCTGACCAGCGCCTCGCTTTCCCGGCGTCAATGGACCGTCGGAAACCTGGCGGCGGTGCTGAAAGACAAGGTCGTTGGCGCTATCAGCTATCTGAACAGTGTAGGGTAAAAATTCAAAATGGACCTTCTGAAGGAGTAAGGTGATTATCGGATGAATTTTGACGAGATCATAAAGAAGATGAAGGCCGCCGTAGAAGGAGTGCGGAAGGCGATCTACGGCGTAGAGGTGCGAGAATACATTGCCCAGGGGCTGGAGAATGTACTGGCGGTAGGGCAGGTAACGGTGGACTCGGCCAAAGCCGCCAAGGAAAGCGAAGATGCCGCCAAGGCAAGCGAAGATGCGGCCAAGACCAGCGAGACCAACGCCAAGGGAAGTGAAACGGCAGCGGCTGCCAGCAAGGACGAAGCCGAACTCATCAAGGGGGATGCGGAGAACAGTGCCCACGAGGCGGCAAACAGTCAGGCCGAGGCCAAAAAGAGCGAAGAGGCTGCAAAGAAATACGCCGGCGATGCGGCTGCCATTGCCAACACCGACAAGACCCTCACGGTGGCAAACGCTGCGGCGGACGCTGCGGCCACCGGCGTGCGTATCAAACTGCTGGAGATGGTGCATGGCACAGATGTAAACGGTATCAGTTTCGTCTCGGCATTTGATACGCTCGACGGCGTGGCACTTGAGGGAGTGTGGAACAAGAAGGCGAGTCGGGTGGAGTTTTAAGGAGGGATAAGCAATGGCAACAAAACTCGGCGCTATGGCGGTGGGCAGCACCGTTAAAATCAAGGTGGACGGTACGCTGAGGGATTTTATTATCGTGCAGCAGGGCAACCCTGACTCCACGATCTATGATTCGAGCTGTGATGGAACGTGGGTGCTGATGAAGGGCCTCTACACCAGGGTCACGTTCGGCAGAAACAATAACTCCTACGATGGTTCCATCATCCAAAGCTACCTGAACGATACGTTCTACAGCCTGATTGACGCGGACATTCGCAACGCTATTAAGCAGGTCAAGATTCCGTACCAGAGCGGCACTGGTTCCGGCGGCAGCCTTGCCACTGGCGCAGCAGGCCTGAACACCAAGGTATTCCTTCTGTCTTGTTATGAAGTGGGCTGGACGGCTATGGATGGCGACTCTTTCCCGAAGGACGGCAGGCGGCTGGCATACTTCCCCAGCAGTTCCGACGGCAACAGCAAGC